AAAAATATTTAGTAGAATACAGGCCTGGTACCAAATGGAATGAAAGAGAGGGTGCAATTTACAGATACATGGAATGTAAAATTTGTGGTCAAATGGCAAAATGTGGCGAAGATACAACAGCCATAACATGCTCAGATTGTGTAAATGAAATGTGTGACCCAGTAGAGAGCACATATAAAAAATCTGATAAACCTAGAGGCTGGACATTAATGTCAGAATTTGTAGATAAAGATGGAAATGTTTATCATAGAGGAATAGAACAACCAGAACTTAAAGGAACAATTAATCCTACTCTAGTAGAAAAATCTTCTACTCCAGCAAAAAGAATGACAAAAAAAGAAAAAAATGAATTAATTGCAATAGCTGCTTTAACTTTACATAAGCTAAAGAAACAATTAAAAATAACACGCTGGAAGAAAGATAAAAAACCCATATTGAGCGAAATGAAACTACATTCAAAAATAGCTATGAAAAAGTTTCCACGAAATTTTGATAGGGGCGCATATTTACACAAATATAAAAAATAATTGATAAATAGTTTTTTTGTTTGAAATATTTTTATTATATTACATTATATGAAAAGAATATTAATAGTCTGCTTAGTTTATTTTGGTATAATAGTTGGCGCAATATTTGCTTTATTTATAGCAATTATTTTAGGATTAGTTAAATTACCATTTAACATAATAACGAGAATAAAAAAATGTTAATAGACATGACTGACAAATTAATATACCATAGAGGTGGAAAGACAAAGGAAGCTAAGCGCATAGAATTTGAAATACCTAAAGGAATGACTTGTGAAGAATTTAAGATTATTTGTATTAGAATGGCACACGCAATAGGATATCATGAAAATACAGTAAGAAAATCATTTGGCGATATACAGGACTCAAATAAAGAAACAGATAAAAGACAATTAAAATTATTACTTGACTGATATGGATTATAAAGAAGATAAACAATTGGTTTTAGAAAGAGTTCCACCAGGAGATAGATGGAGTGCCCCAAACGATAAAAGAACAGTATTTGAATCTTTAACGGATGGATTAGAGCATTGCTTCCAAAAAACAGGCTGTAGAGATTATTATTTAGCTGCCTTGGATGGAAAAATATTTTCAATAAATAAAGTAGAGGTTAAACCTAAACCCCCAAAATCATTTAGCTTATATGGCGAATAAAGATATGAATTTAACAGAAGAACAACTAGTAAAAAATTGGGAAGACCTTATGGAGGTCATCAACAAAAAGTTTGTAGGAGAAAGAAGGCAAAAACTATTAGCCATGTATGAAGGCTTTCAGGAAAGAATGATGCTAGCACCGGCTTCAGGAATAGAGCATTTTCATAATTGTTTTGCTGGTGGATATGTAGACCATGTATTAAGAGTTATATCTTGTGCAGAAAGACTATATCAACAATGGGAAGAAATGGAAGCAGATATGAGTGGTTATACCTTTGAAGAATTGATGTTTTGTGCCCTTAACCATGACCTTGGAAAGGTTGGTGATATTGACAATGAGTATTATGTACCAAATCCTAGTGAATGGCATAGAAAGAATCAAGGTAAAATTTATGACCCTAATCCAAATATTCAGCACATGACAGTTCCACATAGAAGTATTTGGCTACTTTCTCAATATAATATGAAGTTTTCTCAAAATGAAATGATTGGTATATTAACTCATGACGGAGTATATGATTCAGCAAACGATGCATATCTTAAACCTTGGGGAAAAGAAAAGGCTTTATGGAATAATTTACCAATAATCCTCCACCATGCAGACCACATGGCATCTAGAATAGAGTACGAAAATTGGAAATCTGGAAATTCTATAAAAAAAGTATTAACTAAAAAACCTAAGTCTAGCTTCAAACAGCCAAAGGTATCTACAGAAAATTCGTCTGCACAAGATATGTTCAAAGATTTATTTGGAGAAGCTTAATGGTTTGGTATATAATTCTAATAATATTATTTATAACCAGTGTATATGTTTCTTGGAACTTATTTAGAAAGGTAGAAGAACTAGAAACAGCAAATGAAGAATATTCTGAATGGGTAGATTCAATTAATTACAAAATAAATAATATATTGAACACAATAAGAGAATTAGATTCTAAAAAAATGTTTGAAGATGATGATGATGTAGGGTCAATATATAAACAATTATCTGATACTGTAAAAACGTTGGAAGAATTTATAAATGAAAAATAGTCCTGTTCTAGAGTTTTATAAAGAAATAGAAATATTAAGAGAAAAAGAAAGACTAGAATTACTGGAATTTCAGCGACTAAACAAAAAGAAAAGAGGGCGCCCAAGAAAGAAAAAAATGTATTTCACGCCTGAAACTGACCTAGCTATAATCGCATATAATGCAGAAAAAGACCAGAGATTAAGGAACAAGGTATACAATGAATTTATAAAATATCCATTTGATAAACTAGCAGAAAATATTATTCACACATTTAAGTTTTATTATATGGATGGAGGAATTAGAGAAGTAAAACATGAAGTAATTGCATTTTTACTTGAAAAATTAAATAAGTTTACGCCTGGAAAAGGAAAAGCTTTTTCATACTTTAGTATTGTTGCAAAAAATTATTTAATACAAAATAACAATAAACAATATAAAGACTTAAAAAATAAAACACCTATAACTGTCATAGATACTAGACGAGATATTACTTCAGAAATTACAGATAAGGACAGATTAGAAGGTTTAGATATATTCATGGATAGATTTAGTGAATACTATGAAAAACAGATAGAACAAACTTTTAGAAATGAAAGAGATAGAAAAATAGCCCGATCACTATTAGTACTATTTAGAGATAGAAAAAATATAGAAATATTTAATAAAAAAGCCCTATATATTATGGTTAGAGAAATGTCTAACACCAAAACTCAACACATAACAAAGGTTGTAAATGTCATACGGGATGACTTTGCACATATGTACCAAAGATTTAACAACGGGAAATTTTTTTAATATGGAATTATATTTATAAATGGTTATAACAATAGGTTATTAAAAAATAAAGGTTATTAGAATAGCGCAAGGTTATTCAATAAAGTCTTAATGAAGAGAGCATTCAACTAAGCAAATTAAAACAAGAGAGGAAAATTTTATGAGAAAAACAATTTTAACAGTAGCTCTGTGCATGGCAGCAATATTTGCATCAGCACAGAATTTTATGGTAGTCACAACGTACACTGCAGCCGAAGAAGGTGCAGAATGGGAAATGTCTAGCTTAACTGACAATATGGGTATCGGATACAACTTAAACGATACTTGGACTGTTGGTTTAATCACAGCTGGAGAGGACTCGTTAGGTGACAAAAACTACGACTTATTCGGTCGTTACAACTGGAATACGAATACATATATTTCAGTTCAAGCACCAACTGAAGAAATGATGGACAACTTAACAATAGGTATAGGTTATTCATTTGTAGTATGGAAAGGGCTAGCAGTAGAGCCTAATTATACAATGGGTCTTAAAGAAGACGATAACGGAGATAGAGAGGGTACGTTCAACTTAGGGTTGGCATACCGTTTCTAGTAATTAAATAATTAATCGAATTGCTCTCGACATGATTATTAATATTAAAAACAGGAGAAATCAAAAATGGAAAATGTAATTAAATACATAACAGGCTTCTTTGGTGGTTTAGGTTCAGTTCTTATGGCTGTACTTCCAGTAACGATCTTATGGTTCGTATTAACTGGTGGTTCAATATATGGAATGGATGTAATCACAAATCTTACTACATTAGTAGATGGGTTTGGCCAAGGTGGGTTTACAGGACTAGTAGTTTTACTTATTGTAGCATCATTCTTCGTCAAGAAGTAGTTTAAGTAAATATGAATAAAGAAGCTCGGAGTTAATTCTCCGGGCTTTTTGTTTTTATAATATAATGATATTTATAATAAATAAACTAATTTGTAAGGAGAAACATTATGTTTGATGATGAAATATTTGATGGAAAAAAATTTTCAGATTTATTAAAAGAAATACACACAAATTCCAAAAGGAAAGAAAAACAAATAAATTCATTGATAGCCCAATTACAACCACTTGTAAAAAATATAACTGATGCAACTATTCTTGTTCCTTTGATAAAGGATTATTTAGATGTAGGTGTAAAAAATGACGATGCCTTAATAAAAATGGCTGGAATAATCCAAAGAGCAATGTCAAGAACAGCATCTGAAGGAGAAGACTTTACACTAACAGCTGATGAAAGAAATCAACTTTTAGATACTGTTAAAAAAACTACAAATGTTGAATGGGAAGATGAGGCTGTAAAAGATGGCAAGAATATCAAATTCACAAAATAAAACTGCTTCTACAAATACAAAAGCAAAAGGAGCATATGCAACATCAATTGCAAAAGTATTAGGTGAATCTGCAGAAATAATAGATATAATACAAGATCCAACCCATCCAGAATTTGATTTAATGAGGTGGCCACAAAGAATGGTTGGTGATATAAAGGCAAGACCCTTAAAAAACTTTAATCAAGAAGTAGAGACGTTGCAATATTATCATCCTCTTTGGCCAAATTGGTGGTCTGGATATCCTCTAATAGGTGAAATAGTACTATTAGTTGAAGCAATCGGTCAAGCAGGTAAACAGGGACTAGGTAGAACTGAAAAATATTATTTACCACCAGTAAATGTTTGGGATGATGTTAATCATAACCAATTACCAGCATCTAGTTATAATGCAGATTTAATGGTACCAGTAGTATCAGACGCAGAATATTGTAATCCATCTGGACAAATGACTGCAAAAGTAGATGAAAAAACACCGGCAGATTTAGAACCAAAATTAGGAAGAACCTTCCAAGTTATGGATGTTAAAAAATTACAACCATATGAAGGTGATGTAATATTTGAA